CTTGATGATGCATCAATTTCAACTGCTGGAAAAACTTTAAAGATAAAACAAGGTTCTAATGCTTGCGCTGGAACTGGTGCTGTTCTTGTAGGAGGTACCGTAACTGTTAATACAACAGCAGTTGCTACTGGAGATATTATTCTTCTAAATTGTACAGCTGCTGGAGGATCTCAAGGTTTTGTAAGAACATCAATATCAAATGGTGTATCTTTTACTATTACAAGTTCAAGTGCATTAGATACATCAACATATTCATGGGTAATAGTAAAAGCAGCTTAAAGAGGTATTATAATGAGTGATCCTGTATTAGTTTATAATGCAAATTATATTTATTTTACATGTGATAGAGATCCTACAGGAACTGAACCTATAATAAGTGGATATTCAATACCATCTAATTGGTTGTTTTATTGGTGGAACACTACAACTAATGATATTTTTGTTTGTCAAAATGGTAGTGCGACCCCATTAGTATGGTGGAAACAAGTTAGTTCACTTAATATAGAAAGTACATTAAGTTCTTTGGGATTTTCACCTCCTGTTGCAAGGTCTAGAACTCAACGTTCTTCTCCTGCTTTTAGTACATCATACAGACCAAGTACTACCACAGATACAGAAATAAATATCACTCTTAATTTTACTGGTCTGGTTTCTTTAAATTCTCAAGTTGATATTCAGACTAGCATAGATAATTCAACATGGGTTACTATATTTCCTGTTAAGACAACAGTAAGTTTAGCATTAAATACAAATTATCCTATTACATTTACTTTACCTGTAGGAAGCTATTATAGATTAGTTCAATCTGTTGGGACTCAAGCAACAATTGTAAGCATATATGAATTAACTGTTTAAAAGGAAATTAATATGAATATATCAAATATTGTTTTAGATTTTATTGGTCATGCTAATGTTAATCCAAGATTAGTTACTCTTATGAGTAATGATCCTATGGCTACTGTTTTGGCTAGCAATTATTTAAAGCCATTAAAAGATCAAGGATATGCATTTTTGAATAGCGATTTTATACTTGCTAATTGTTCAGATGGTAAATTTTTAGGATCTATTAGTATAAGTGGTGATACTATTAATATCACACAAATAGCACCTGCTCCAGGACCGTAAAATTATTTTATCTTACGTTTTAATTTTGAACCTGATTTGCGTGCATTATTTAATGCGATAGCCACTGCTTGTTTTTGTGGCTTTCCGTGTTTTATTTCAGTTTTAATATTTTCTGAAATAACTTTTTTACTTTTACCTTTTTTCAATGGCATATTTAATTATCCTTGTCCATTATTTCATGTCTAATATCTTTATCTTTCAAAGTTTTTGAAGTATATTCCATTTTTACATACGGATAATATTCAAATTTATAGTTATTTTCATACATTTCAGTTGATTTTGAATCTTTGTCAGATGAATTTTCATGAATAAATTCTGAGAACATATCTTCAGTATATTCATCATCATAATCATTATCGTCATAATCTATTGCAAATGTATTTTCATATATCATCAAACATGATAATAATAAAGTAAAAGCTAGAAATCTTTTCATACATTCCTCTATTACAACATTTCTAGCTTTTTACATTATCATATTTTGATCAATTTAGAAAGGAATTTCTGAGTCTACAAAATTATCATTTTCTTTGCATATGTAATCTTTTACAACGTTTTTGTCGTTATAAAATGTTCCATCTGGTTTTTCTTTTCCAGATTGTATATCTATTTCTACCGTACCTTTTTTATTTAAGCAATGAAAATCTTTTATTTCTCCTGATTCATATTCATTAAACAGATTATTAGATTTAGCAAAATGAATAAGTTTAAATTGCATTGATTCTAACAAATAATCATTAATCAAAAACATTCGTCCTTTATCATCATACACTTTAAGAGTTAATTCAATCATAGGATTACCTGTTTTTGAAGTCCTTTCTTTTGCATTTATAACTTCATATTTATATAATCCAGGATGTAATAATTTAGACATTTTGATTTCTTCTTCAGTTCTCGGCGTAAACTTCATATTAATTTCCTTTATTGGTTAATATCTTCATTAAAATAATCTTCAATTTTTTTGTTAATTTCATTTAAATCATTATCTATATATTTTTGTTCAAACATACCTAGAGGTGATTTAGCTACATGAACTCCATCATTTTGTGTTAAAAATTTATATCTATTATCATTAGTAAGAGCATGCAAAACTATAGTAAACATACCTTCCAAACATATCTTCTCATCTAACATTTTACCTATAGTTTTACATCGTACTTTGTTACTTTGGTCAGTATCAGAATGTGATAAAACATAGCATTTAAGATCTTCTCTACATGATGTTAAATCTTTTATTATGGACCAAGATGATTGACCTATTTCAGTAAATTTATCATATCCTTTCTCCATAGCTTTCTTCATAAATTGATTAGCCATAACATATTGAAAATCATCTATTATTAAATTCTTTATATCTAATCTATGTTCATTGACAGCTTTTATTGCCTGCCTAATTTTATGATAATCATCTGTAGCAAAGTAATTAGGTTTTCTATCTTCAACTTGTTCTTTAATATAAAGTTTTTTATAACCCTTAAATGGAAGTGGCTTATCTAAAACATTTATTATATATGTTTCATTATGATTTAAATTGCGTATAGAAGAACTTTTCCCGCTTCCTGATTCCCCAATAATTAATATTGTACTACTCATAAATGCTCCTATTATTCATCAAAAAAGAATTTTTTATCTAAATTATATTGTTCTTCTAAATCTCTCAAAAGATCGTCTATCTCTTTTGATGCATATTCACATGCATTATCTATCAATAAATCAATCAAATCTTCTTTATTAGTTTCGTTATCTACCAATAATAAGTCAGTTAAAGTATTTGGTAATGTTTCATTTTTATCTGCTTCAGTTATATATTCATACATTGAATGTTTGTCTAGTCCTTTCATAATCATCCCTGTTAATTTCATTTTATCTTCACGAGTTAATTGTTGATAACTCACCTTGTTTTCTATAACTAAATCATAAGCATATTCACGTATTTCTTTCCAATTTTCCTTTCTTTTACATATCATAATGAACTCCTTATTATAAAAAATATTCTACAAACTCTTTTATTTCATCAAATTGCTTATATCGGTATTTTATGATTTTTATAAATAAATCTAAATCATTTGGTCTTCTTAATACTTCTTTAGATAAGAAATTTAATCCCATTAAATTTAAAGTATGATGAACAATATCCAATGTTTTAAAGTCCCCAATATACTCATTCATATAATCTCCTTTAATCATTATCATTAATTACAAAATAATTATGGCATAATGAAATATTATATGCAATACTATTTATACTATTATTTTAAATATTTTTAATTTATTATAGTGCTTAAAGCCATATAGGATTTATTATGATTGTATCAGAAAGAATTAAAACATTAAGAAACCAAATGAACTTAACACAAATTCAGCTTTCAAATTTGTTAAACATAGATCAATGTACTTTGTCTAATTATGAAACAGGTAAAAGAAAACCTTCTTTTAAGATATGTTATAGATTAATAAAGATTGCTAAGTTAAAAGATATAAATGTTGATATAGAATACTTAAGACCAGACGAATAAAAAAACCCCATCATTGGGGAGATGGGGAATACATTTTTAACGAGGGAATGTGTATGAAAGCTATATTATATCAATTAATATGATTTTTTCATAGGTTTTTTCATTGGTTTCTTTTCTTTATTTTTCATGAATTTCTCCATTTGGTTAATATATTAACGATTTAACTTTACTCTTTTTGTATCAATACTTTCAAGTTATATTTTTATAGTTATACACATAGTTATCAACAGAATTTGTGTATAATTATTCATATATTAATACTCAATAAACTTTCTCCGTTAGTTGGAATCGAACCAACGACCATGACGTTAACAGCATCACGCTCTGCCAACTGAGCTATCACGGAATATAACTTTGGAAATCGGACGGAATTGCACCGTCTTGCATCTTTATCGCGTTCTTGCCCTCTGGCTAACTACTTGCAACTTGCCTATCGTTCCTAGGATATTGTCGACTAAGTAATGCATCAGTGTCCCTGATATGCGTCACTGTCCGCACCGCGATTTCCATAAACTGTTTGACACTCTTCAGGAATTGCACCTGATATTATAATGTAGCTGGCCTTGTCACACCTCTTTGGTCTCATTATAATTATGTTTGGATCTCTTCCGGGTTATCCCCTATCCTACCAAGTAAATACCTGGCCATCCGTTTCCCTGTCAACGACGAGAGTGTCATAAATATTTAATAACCATTTCTAATTAAAATATTATTTGCTATTTTATATAAATTATTATCACCTTCTATTAAAAAAGGTAATATAAGTCTTTTTTCTTTTAAATAAATTTTAGAAAAATTAGGATCATATTTTGTTATTGTAATAGAATTATCTATTAAATCAGCTAATTTTATAGTTTTAGCCTGCATTGGAGCTTTAGATATATTTTCTCTATCAATTTTTTTTCTTATTTCTCTATTACCATCTTCTTTTTTAGATTTATCAGTTAACCATTTAACTAAATTTAATACGTTTTCTCCAAATTTTTCTTTAATTATTTCTTCATTAAAATATTTATTTAATGGATAAACATCTTCCAATATGTCATGAAGATATGCTGCGCAAATCATGTCTTCAGAACCTCCAACAATTCTAACCAAATAAGCTACATTTATAGGATGAATTATATATGGATCATTTGTATATTTTCTTTTTTGATCTATAGATGCATGAGCTTTAAATGCAAATAATTCTGCTTCTTTTTCTTTCATTATAATACCTACTTTGACATTGATTCTCTATGTATCTATCGTTTCACTGTCAACGACGAGAGTGTCATAAATCTTAATTATCTTCTAATTCAAATTCTCTTATTAATACATATGGATGAAATCCAATTCTATCTTTTTTATATTTTGATGTTATTTCATCAATTTTTTCTTGTGTTTTTGCAACACCAATAATTGTATGACTTCCTATATCACATCCCCATGCTACATAAATTTTCATTTTAATTCCTTGATTTGACATTTAATAATTTTAATTATAACATAGACAAAATCAAAATCAAGGATTATAATATGAAAACAAAAGATAAATGTAAAGTTGATGGCTGTAAAAGATTGGTAGCAGTTAAGAAACATGGTTTATGCGAGCCACATAGACTTAGATATTATCGAACAGGAGAAGTGGGAAGTGGTAAGATAAGATCTTACAAACCACATAAACCATTTAATAAGGATATCACATGAGTATAGAAAAGTTAACATTTGAACAAATAAGACAAGAAAATAAACCATTCACTACAATTTTTAATGATGTTATTCAGAATATAAAAGACGCAGAAACTCTAGGAGTGTACTGTTATCTTTCTTCTTTACCTCATAACTGGAATGTAAATAAAACACACTTAATGAATCATTTTGAGTTTGGAATAGACAAGATAAAGAAGATTATGTCTTGGTTAAATGATAAACAATTAATTGAGTATCATCGTACAAGAGATGATCAAGGACACATGGGAAAGGTATATATTTTGGTTAAAAATGGGGTTGATTTTATATCGAATTTCGTTAAAAAACATGAACATAACACCACGGGTGTTAAAACCACACCACTGGATAACCACAGGTGTGAAAACCACGCGCGTGGAAATCCGCTACATATAAATACAATAGAAGATATAAATACAACATTAATAAAAAAACAACAAAGAGATACGCATCGCAAAAAGCGCGACGCTTTACAGACGACAATCGAATCTTTTGTTTTACCTACCCAAGTAAACGAAGAACTATGGAAAGATTTTTTACAACACCGTAAGGATATGAAATCTCCAATGTCATCAGTAGCTCAGAAAAGAGCAGTAAGTGCTTTGGAGAAGTTCATTAAGGAGGGTCATGATGTAAACGCTATAATTGAGCAAAGTATAGTTAATGGATGGAAGGGTTTGTTTACAGTGAAGTCAATGGAGAATGTATATGGACAGTATAATGGCAGTAATGGAACAAATGGAAAGAAAGAGTTTGACCTTGGAGAAGCTCTCAGGAAAGGAAGGGGGAATCACCCAGGATTTCTGCTCAACCCAAACCTCTAAAGATAGGGCTTTTGGGATTTTGTCTGAATTGAAGATGATATATGGCAGTAAATTTTCAACGATAGTTCGTGGGGAGCAAGAAATGAACGAAGCTATAAACTTATGGGGATGGGGATTAAAAGACGTAGATGATAAGACAGTTAAGTTGGCATTGAGCCAATGTGTTAATGAAAGTAAATATCCACCTACTTTGAATGAATTTAAACAGATATGTGATTCACTTAAGAAACGAGAAAGTTTTGGTAATCCTAATAATTATCAAAATGTTAAATCAAAAAATGATACACCAATTGGTAGAATTATTAACGAAGGAGCTTTTATATGCTCGAAACTGAAAGAAATTTATCCAGAGAAAAGCTGGTTCCAAATAGCTGCCGTGTTTACTCGCTTGAAAACAAAGCTAAGACCTATGCACACCGGGATGGACGAGGTTGGATTCCTTTTGGAATTAAAAAAATATTCGAAGGAAAGTCTGGCGGAAGCTGTAGAATTGATTTAAACGATTATAGGAGTATTTTTATGATGCCATGCTGGTCTACATATGGTGTTAATAATAAATTTAACCACGGTCTTTAAATTAACTTTAAAAGGCATATATGAGACGAGTCTACCATAAGTTTAAAGCAAAACCTGTGACTGATGATGGTCACAGGTTCTCTAGTACCTTAGAATGGAAATATTTTAATCACTTGAAGATGTTACAGAAAGCTGGAGAAGTTTTGTTCTCTCTTAGACAACCAACTTTCCATCTTCCAGGAGGAGTGCGTTATGCTGCTGACTACCAGATTTTCACTACTGATGGTCGTGTTAGGTTTGTGGACGTTAAAGGTTTGGAGCTCGAGACCTTCAAAATTAAGAAACGCATTGTTGAGTCGATATATCCTGTTGAAATTGAAGTTATTAAAAAGGAAGATTTCTAAATGAATTCCATAGAATTAGGAAAAATTATTAAAAATTATTATATAAATAATCCATCAGGTGGAAATTGTCATATTGTATTAGACGATCACAATATACATGATAATTTTATAAAAGAATGTATTATTTTATGTGAAAAAAATAATGATAAAGAGGGATTAGAAATAATGAATAATATGTTAAATATGAAAAAAACAGCAAGAAGTAAGAGTATAATAAATGCCAGAAAAGGGGATTTGTAAATGAAAAATAAATATCTTGAATTTTTATTAGATATTTTATCTCCTATGGAAGATAGAATAATTTCACTAGAAAATAAAATTTCATTGATTAATAAAAAATTGTTTGATGATGAAATAAAAGATGTTGAGTCAATTAAAAAAGAAACTTTTGATTTTATGACTGCGGTTAAATTTTGTAAAGAAGGAAAACATCTTAGAAGTAAATGCTGGAACAATGGTAATTATAAAAATGCAGTTTTATTTTATGATAAAGAAAGTTATTCAATAAAAATAAAAGTGTTAGATAATGATTATCATCAAAATATTCATGTTAAATATGAAGATATTTTAGCAACTGATTGGGAGATTGTTGAATGAATCCAGAATTAAAGGAAAAATGTGAAAGAATAATTAAAAATGACGAAGGTTTTATGTCTAATATTTACAGAGATTCAAGAGGATATTTAACTATTGGATATGGTTTTAATTTAGAATCTATAGAAATGCCAAAAGAAGTGGCAGATTTATGGATAAAATTTATATTAGATTCAATTGAAGTCAAATTAAGCAAGTTACTCAATTTTTGGTCTGATCTAAATGATGTACGTAAGATTGTTTTAATAAATATGGCTTATAATATGGGAATAGATAAGCTACTTAAATTTAATGATATGATGAAAGCGCTCGGAAAGAAGGACTATATTCAAGCGGAAAGGGAAATGGATGATAGTCTATGGAACAAGGAAGTGCCTTTTCGAGCTGCTAGATTGAGAAGAATGATGTTAAGTGGGGAGTTTTAATGATTAAATCGATATCGGATAAATTTTTAGAAAAAACTGCTCCTTACTGTAAAGTATGCAATAAGCAAGTAGATAGTTTTGAATTGTTTAATGATTTTATGACTGATGAATTAGTTTTTGTAGCATCATGCCATGATAAAAAAGATTATATGAAAATTAATAAATATGATTTCAATGATATTGATTGGAAAATATTAGATAAAGGTTTTGCTTTTGACAAAAAATATATAGATTCAAATAAATATTTACTTGAGGATTTATAATGAGTTTTCCATCACAAATTATTGACATAGTTTCAAAGGTTGCTCCTGTTCTTGGGACCGCATTAGGAGGCCCCGCAGGGGCTTTAATAGGTGGGTTAATATCGGCTACTTTAGGAGTTGATATGAGCAAACCAGATGATGTGGTAAAGAAGATCGAGGATGATCCGGTGTGTATTGAGAAGCTAAAGGAGATAGAAATACAGGTTACCGATATGCAAAATGCCAGGATAGAAGCTTCTAAGGAAACTGGCGTTGGTAAACTTGTTCGTCCATTATTAGCATTATTTGCGATGGTTGCTATTTTTACTGATATATTTCTTATTGATTATGTTCAGAATCAGATTGTAGAACAGATTCTTATTGTTATGCTGGTGTTTCTTGTATGGGATGTAAGGCAGATTTATAAGTTTTACTTTGGAAGTGGTGATGATCTGCCTGATTTTATGGATAAGATTAAGAAGAGATTTTAATCATTTGGAGGTTCTGGAAGAGGCATCCAGTGTGTGATATCATCACATTCTGACATATTAGTATAAAAAGTTTCTTGTATTTCTACTCCTGATTCTCCTCTTGTTTTTGTATATACTTTTCCATAAATGCATGTATATATACATTTATCTATGTCACATACTAATACTTCTTTATCTACTACATCTTGATCTAATTCTGGTAATTTGTCTTTAACTGAGATCCAATTTGACATTATTTAATCTCCAAATTCATATATTTTAAAGGATTTGAATTATATTTTTGTTGATCAAAAATAGTTTCTTGAGATAATTTTTTGCATTCGTAACATATTGTTGAGAAATGAGATAAAGGATGATTATTTGATTGATCAAATCCTTTGCTACATCTTACACATGTTTGTAATAACATTATTTAATCTCCTTTAATTCATTTGATTGTTGGTTGTATATTTCAATTAATAATGAATCTGCATCATAATTAATTGCAGTAGATAAAAGTTCAGGATATTTCCATTGATATTGACAAATATTTTGTAAAAGTCTTTTATATTCTTTGCATATTTCTATTAATAATATTAATTGTTTTTCTGAGATTTTCATTATTTATTATCCTTACAAAATCCTATTATTATAATTGATATTGACCATATTAAAATTAATGGCCATATATGTATTAATTCTTGAATGTGATTCATTATTTAGTCTCCAATAAGTGTGGGTGTTCGTAGATGTTTCCGACTATTTCTAATGTTCCTCTATATGCATCATATCCTTTTCCGATACTTAAAAAACAATCTTTTAATTTTATTTCAAATGATGAATTAAAATTATTAAATTCAATAATTCCAATACTAGGTCCGAACCAACATGAATTATTTTCTACTTCAAAAGTAACTATATCTCCTTCATATATTTCTTTTCCTTTTTTGTCTTTTAGGCCGGTGTATTGCATTAGAACAAAATTTCTTGAAAAAATATCTCCTAATCCTTTAATGTAAAAATTATTTCCGAAATGTATTTCACTAACGTTAAATAATATTTTTTTATTTGTATCCCATGTTCTAAATTTAATTTCTATCATACTAATCTCCCAAAAGTGATATTAAAGCTAAAAATCCTGCTATTAATGTTATATAAATTGGTGCGCCGAAAAATAAACATATTAAAAATATTATTATGAACATGTTACCATCCTTGATATGGTGGAAATATTATCATTAATATTATTATGATTATGAAGAAAACTACTAATTGCATTTTTTATTCCTCTTTTGTTATCCGCCACGTAGATGGTCATGGTGGCGGAATTTATAATTATCTTCTAGATGATCCACTAGAAGTAGATGCAGCCATCATTGCTGTGTTAGCTGCCATTAAACCAATAGCAGCAGATTCTGATTGTTGTTGAGCTTCTATAGATAAAGCGTCTGATTGATTTAAATTAAATACTACATGACCGTTTATATATGTCATGGTATATGAAATTTTCTTCTTTGTTTCTTTGTCTTGTAATGTTATAAAACCAGTAGTATGTCCTCCTATGGTCATGCATTGTCTATTAATTATTTCTAAATTGCCACTATCTAGTTGAATAGCTTGATTACATAAAACATCTCTATCTGAATCACATCCAGAAAGTAATAACATTAATAATATTAAAGTTTTTTTCATTTAAATCTCCTTACTTACTTTTTGTTGATAAAACATGAAACTACCGTTCTTGCAGAATCTAAAGTTTATTTTGAACTCATAATCATTTCCTTTTTCTATTTTTATCTTGTTTACTTTTATATAATTTAAAATATTAAGTGTTAAGTTTGTTAATTCATCCATTTTTAATATCCTTTTAAGATTTTACAAACATCATTTGTATTTGATTATTCATTCTTTCTATAGCAACCATAGAATCATGGGAAAACTTTATAGAAAATATTGATATGATAATCATCCCAGCAATAAGCAATAACTCTGTAGTCTTTTCCATGTTACAATTCCTTTGTTTGTTAGTGACAAGAGTAAGTTTATGGCATAAAGCCATATATGTCAATAGTACTTTACAAAAATATTTCAAAATGTTATAATTAGTTAATTATTAAGGGTTTATATATGAAATTTGATAAGCCAACTACTGAAGCTATATTGAAAGATATTTCAGAAGGCATACCTTATCGGGTTGCGGCTGAATCTAATGGGGTAGCTCATTCTACTTTAAAACTTTGGGTAGCTGAAGGAACCAAAGATTTTCTTAACGGTGTAAATTCAAAGTATGCTCAATTTCTGACCTCCTTAAGAGAGGTGGAAAAGAAAAACCTTAAAAGACATCTGTCTAACATAGAGAATGATAAAGGACATAAAGGAAGTGAATGGTTGTTAGAAAGATGTTTTTGGCAGTATTTTAGCGCTAAAGCTGCTGAAGTAGATTTGAATGATAGATTAACTGCATTAGAACAAAAGAGAAGTGAAGATGTTAAATCGCAAGAAGATGGAAAAAAAGATGAATGAAAAGCAACAGCCTAAAGAAAAGAGCAAACGTAAGTTTGTTAGGATGAAGAAGCCGGATAATGGCGCTAAAATGGTTAATTGTATTGTTGAAGTTGATCCTTTGAAATCTAAAGGAACATTAAAAAGAACATCTGCTGCATACAGGAAAACATAATGCATAATGAAGAAGAAGATAAATTATCGGTATTTGCTAGAGCCTTTAATACAATTATCAAAACTATTCTTAAAGATAAACCTGATGGAGCTTTAATTATTCCATTGGCTGATTGTGCCGGTCATATGCAGTTTTCTGTTAGCGTAGAGAAAGGAAAAGAGTTTTTAACCATAATTTTAGAAAAAGAATGTGATGGGAACCATAAGGATAAGTTTCATTAATCATGTTTATAGACATCGAGTTAGGAAAAGGATTTGTAACTATTATCATTAAGGATAAGGGAGTGAGCGTTGCTTCCTCTTTTCCTAGTGTAGATGCTGTTAACATGGAATTAAGAGATCTTATGAAAGAACTAAGCCACCGTATTAATGAGAATTTGAAATTACTGGAAAAAAGTTCATGACTATAAGCGAACCTGCAATAGGACCGATTGCTAAAGACTCCATCGTGGTAGTGAAGATATCCTATCTTGAAAAGCCGTGCTTATAGTCTCCCTTATTAGGAGAATGATAGTATGAATATATTTTTAAAAGATAATTTGAAGTCATTGAAGTTATATTTATCATTGGTATTAAAGCCATTAGCTATTTATTGTTTATATAAATCTTTAGTGTTAATGAATTTATTGATTCAAATGTCAGAGGATATTGTTAGGAGTAATGGATGATATGTCCTTATTGTAATTGCAGAGAATCAGATGTATTGCACGTATGGCAAGTAGAAGCAAAGAGATCTACGATTAGACGTAGAGAATGTTTAAAGTGTAAAGGACGTTATACAACTTTAGAAACTGTTAAGAGTACAAATAAGATATATGCAGTCAAACCTCTTGAAAAGAATGCAACAGCTTGAAAAGAGTTATGAGATGAGAAATCATCAGCATATATGGTTTAAAGGTGATGAAGCCCAGATATATGCAACTGATGAGTTTGGTAAGCAAAAGAATAAGATTTACATCCCTTCTAATACAGGCAAGTTATTTCAACAAGATGAATCATTTGTTCAGCTAGTAATGGGTCCATATGGAAGCGGAAAGACAACAATGTGCTTGCAAAAGATTGTTAAGAAGGCATGCGATATGCCTATCTGGTATAACGGACGTCGTAGGTCTCGTTGGATTGTTATTCGTAATACTTCTCCTGAACTTCATAGTACTACATTAAAGTCATGGCTAGCATGGTTTGAACAGCTTGGTGATATTAAACGTAGGCAAAAGCCTATTCTTACTTATGAACATACTTTTACTGATGATATAGGAGTGGTAGAACTAGAATTAATGTTTATAGCTTTAGATTCTGATGATGACATTAGAAAGTTAAAGTCTTTAGAAGCAACAGGGGCATATATCAATGAACTATCCGAAGTTCCACAGGCTGTTTTGTCACATCTTAAAGGCCGTCTTAATCACCGCTATCCAAGTAGGAGTTTTTGTAACGACTATTACTGGAGCGGTATTTTTGCTGACACTAATCCTCCTGACGAGGATCATTGGATCTTTAAAGAGTTTGACTTCAACCCAGTTGAGGGCTATAAAATATTTAAGCAACCTCCAGGTCTAATCAAGGACGAAGATGGACAATGGAAAGAGAATAAGGAAGCTGATAATGCTATCAATCTTGCTCATCCTCATCATGAGCATAGAAATATTCTTGTGTATGACTATTATGAAAAACTTGCAACAGGCCAAACAGATGAGTTCATTAAAGTATATTGTCTCGGGCAATATGGACTTGTAGGTAATGGCAAGAAGGTTTACCCAGAATATAACGATGACATTCATTCAAGAGATATTGTAGAAGCTATTCAAGGTGAGCCAATTCATCTTGGTTGGGACGGTGGATTAACTCCAGCATGTATAGTTGTTCAATTTACTCCTCGTGGTCAACTATTAGTTCTTAAAGAATATACTGCTGATGATATGGGTGTTAGAACATTTGCCGAAAGCGTTGTAATACCTAGCTTGGCTAGAGATTTCCCTTATAACCCCATTATAGGCTCGTCACGGGCAGATCCTTCTGGGGTTAAGAGAGATGAGATCATGGCTGAATTTACGTTTATAGGAGAGCTAAACTCATTAGGAATAAAGACTTTACCTGCCAGTACCAATGAGATAGAAACTCGTATAAATGCTGTCAGATTCTTTTTAAACCGCATGGTTGATGGTAAACCAGGATTTTTGTTGTCACGCAAAGGTTGCCCCACGCTTAGAAAAGGTTTCATTAAAGACTATGTATTTAAAAGACTTAATGTATCTGGTGATGAAAGATATAAAGACAAGCCTGATAAGAACATGTCTTCTCATCCGCATGATGGATTGCAATATATTGCATTAGAGTTTGCATCTGAGAAGATAATTAATGATAAGACAAGTAAGAATAAAGTAGATATGTATAACCCTGTTATGAGGATATTTAATTAGAATGTTTAGAGAAAACTCAGAAAAAATATTTGATGCAATATTGCAAGATATTAAAGTAGATAAGTATGAATGTGATTTCGATAAATTTGCATATTCATTTATATTTCCAGCTATAAAGCTTACTTTAGAAATTATAGATAAAATTGAAAATAAGATATGAAGTATTAATGCATGAGTGTAGATAAAGAAGGTAATTTTTTTATAAGATAAATGGAAGAGGATATTTAACTAATGAATAATGAACAAGAAAATAAGATTGAGTATATTTTATCTGTATTTCTAAATAAATTAGATGAAAGAATAAAATGTTTAGAATTAGTTTCAGATGAAAGATATAGAAGAGGATTTAAAGAAGGATTTGAATTAGCGAGAGAATTATATGAAACCATTTGACTTAGAAAAAGCTTTAGCTGGAGAACCAGTTGTTACTAGATGTGGTTTTAAAGTACAAGAATTACATTTATTTAAAAATAAAGTTTCAAATCCTTTAGTTGGAATTATTAATAATGAAATATATGCTTGGAACGAAGAAGGAAAAGGAATGTCTATGTTTAAGGAAGAATTGGATCTTTTCATGGCTCCTAAAAATGTTAAAAGATATATTTATGTAGAAAAATTTTCTTTGCCTTTTGGCAGAAATACACAAAGAACTGCATATACTAAAGCTTTTATAAACAAGAATGATCTTATTAGAAAATTTAATCTTAAAGAAGAAGATATATTAGAAATAGAAATAGAGGTAGATGAATGAGTAAAAGATTTTTCAAGATCTCAGATCTTTATGTATCTGGAATAATTGAGGAAATGAAAGATATATTAGAATATCTAAAAAAAGGTAAATGTGATTATGATCATTATGGAGATAACCTTGATGTTTCAAATCAATTAATACTTTTATCTAATGAATTGAAAAATATTTATTGCGGAAGAACATCAATTGATGTACGTACAGAGATAAATGAATGAGAGGATATTATGGTGATTTAACTACAATTCATCCAAATAAATCATTTTGTGATTCTATGATTATAGAAAGCCAGAATAGAATAAATAATTTGGAAATAGAAAGAAAAGAAAGAGAACATGAAAGAATTATGAGACTTAATAGAATTAATGGTAATAAATAGAAGGAATAATTTATGTCAGAAAATAAAAAATGGATTAAGTCAGCGATTAAACATCCTGGGTCATTGCGTAAGTCTTTGCATGTCAAAAAAGGCGATAAGATACCTGAAAAGAAATTAGTAAAAGCTGAACATTCAAAGAACACAAAGACCAAAAAACGTGCTATACTAGCAAGAACATTAAGGAAGCTACATAAATGATTACTGCAGAAGAATGGTTTAGAAAAATGGGGAAATAAATGATAAGTATTAATACAGACAACTTAAATGGTGGACAATCTATTATTTTTAACATGAAATTAGGATCAAAAGAAGCGAGTTTTGTTTTTATGGCACAAGATTTTCCTCATGGAGATAAAAAAGAAATTTCTAAATTTTTAAATGAGGTTATAGATTGCTTATTAGACAATATTTATAAGGATTGATCTATGGAACCAGTACAGGCCAAAGGCATATCATTAGAAGAAATTAATGAGATGGAAGAGCGTCGCATTGCTAGGCTTGATGAAGCTGGCATTAATGAGATGGATGTATTGGCTCAAGCTAGAGATAATCTTAATATATGGCAGAATTACTTTAATGAGAATATGACTCGTGGTAAGGATGACCTTAATTTCGCTTTGAGAGACCAATGGACGGCCATAGAGAGATCAGAATTTAATAGGCTATTCAAGGTAGCATTTACTGCCAATAAGCTCCTAGATCCCATTAATAAGATTCGCGGGGAACAAAGAAAGAATAAGCCAGACCTTATTGTTAGATCATTAACTGGAAAAGCAACGCAAGAACAAATTAATCTTAGAGCAGATCTTGTCAGGACAATCTCTTACCAATCTCAGAATGATTTGATTTATCAGACAGCATTTAATCAAGCTTTGTTAATGGGTTGGGGTGCATTCCAGAGTGATTTAGATTATGAAAATCCTAGGTCTTTTAACAAAATAATCAAATTCTTATTGATACCAGATGCAGGAAGAACAACATTCGATCCTATGGCTATTAAGCCTCATAAGGGAGACGGAGACTATTGTGCTAGGCAATATGTATTTGGTAGAGATCAGTTTGCTGCTACTTATCCATATGTTCTTAATCCTGTTTCTTATAGCGATCCAAGAATGTTCTTGGATTTCCAATGGGAAACCAGAGATACAATAGTTATCTGTGATTACTATGTAAAAGAATGGTACTCATTAAAGATTTTAAAGCTTTCCAATGGAGATTCTGTAACTGAATCTCAATGGGAAGACATGCAAAAGAATGAAATTAAACTTCAGAAAGAATTAGCTGCTAGTGCTCATGCTTCAGAATCTAGAGATCTTATTCTTTCTTTAATACCTAAAGTAGTTGCTGAAAGACAAACTCAAGATTATGACATCATGCATTATCGTTTGATTAAAGATCGCATTATTGAGTTCAGCAAATGGCCATCTAGATATCTTCCAATAATTTTTGTGGATGGTAACTCTCATTTTATTGAAGGTCGTCAATATACTAGAAGCTATATTCATGAAGCTAAAGATACTCAAAGGTTTTTGAATTATTTATTATCAGAAAGAGCTACAGAAATTAAGAATAGAAGAAGAGAACAATGGCTTGGAACTCCTGATAACATTGTAGGTTACGAGCAAGATTGGCGTAATCCAGAGCTGCAGGTTGGAATGCTCAAAGCTAAAGTAGATCCAAAAACAGGGCAGTTACCACAAAAGATGCCTGCATGGCAATTATCTCCAGAACTTATACAAGAATATCAAACTTGCGGACAAGATATTCGTGAGATCCTTGGTTATTCTGAACAACAAGAATTACAAGGGCGAGATATTTCTGGTAAAGCTAGACGTGAGCGTAAGCTTGAGGGGTCAATGGCTGCATATGTTTATTATGATAATCTTAATCAGGCTATTGAGCAGGCTGGTAGAACTGTACTAGATCTACTTCCCCATGTTTATGGAGAAGATGAACGCCATTTAATTATCACTAAGAAAGATGGTAAATCTAATTCTATTGTACTTAATAAGCGTAATTCTGATGGTTCAATAGAAAATGCAATAGAAGTTGGTGATTATGACATTGAAATTAATACTGGGCCGAGTTTTGCAGTTCAAAAAGATATGGCTCTTGAGTTCTTTCAACAAACTTTACAAGCAAGTCCTCAGTTATTTCCTCTCATTGCTGATCTTTGGGCTAAAAACTTGGATATCCAATATCAAGAGCAGATTGTTGAAAGATTTAAAACGATTGTTCCTCCTCAAATATTGGCTAAAGAAGAAGGAAAAGAATTGCCTCCTCAACCTCCTTCTCCTCAAGAACAAGCTATGCAAATGGAAATGAAGATGAAGCAAGCTGAGTTACAAGAAAAGCAAGCTGAGCTTCAACTAAGAGCTGATCAACATCAATTAGATAGAGAAAGACATCAATTAGAGAAGCTACAAATGATCATGGAGGCTAAGAAAATGGCTTCTGATATGCATATGGACGTTAAAAATAGAGAATCTGAAATGCACAAAGCTGATTTGGATTACTCTGCTAAAATTGCTAAAGTTTTAGCTGATCTTCATAAATAATACGCAAAAAATTATCAAATAACATAAATTCAACTGCTACCCGTAGCAATTGTTCATTATTTCTACTCCTGTAAACTCATTGTATGACAGTGATTTGGCCATGCTGTTAATTGGGCTTACGACTAGCCGTATAGTCGGGGCAAATTTAATGCCAATGTGGAGTATAGATAATGCAACATCAGTCTCAAGAAATGTCTAGTGAAGCTAAAGAAGAGCTAAAAGAATCTGTTGATGAAACATTGGGAAATCCTGAGGTAACTGCTGAATCTGCTAAGGAAAACCCAAATTCTCCTGAACATGATGAATTACCTGAATTTGCTAAGAAACGTCTAGGAATGCAGGAAAAGCGTCATAAAAAGGAGTTACGAAAGCTTCAACAACAGCTTGATGAAGTTAGAGCTCATATTGGATCTCGTCCAGAACCTCAATATTCACCGGAGGATGGAATGGACCCATATAATGCTCAAACTAATCATGGTGATTTAAATAATCAAGTTCATGCAGCTGTTCTAAAAGCTTTAAGATATAAAGAGGAACAAGAAGGAAAAGCAAAGCAAGAAGAAATGATGCGTCATGCTCATAAACGTTATCAAGAATTTAGTGATCATCTTGATAATGCTTCTACTGAATATGAAGATTTTGACGATGTCGTTAAATCTGACGATGCTCCATATACAGGAGTACTTCGTGATATGGCCATGGTCCTCCATGGAATTCCTG